AGGAAACAAAGGGGCGGCAAGTTAGATAAAAAGATTAATGATGCAATAGAAATGAAGTGGAAACAATGGGGGAGATACGATTCAGTTTCAGCTAATGGGCGTGATTGTTTTGCTGATATAGAGCTAATTATTGCTAAACAATTATTTGAAGCTGGTGAAATATTTGTTCGGTTAATTAAAAAACCTTTTGGGCGTTCAACTATTCCTTTGGCTTTGGAATTGCTAGAGCCTGAACAGTTGGATAGCGATTATAACGGCGGTACTAGAAGTAAAAACAATACATGGCGTTTAGGAATTGAAAGGGACGGATTCAATAGACCTGTTCGTTATGCGTTCTTTAAGAAACATCCCGGCGATACCCCTTTCCCTGTTCCTGTTAATACGAAACAACATATGTTAATTAACGCGGATGAAATTATTCATCTGTTTGTTACTGATAGAGCTAGTCAAACAAGGGGCATTTCAATGCTTGCGCCTGCATTGGAGGCAATGCACCAATTAGATGGTTATCAACATAGTCAGTTGATCAGGTCAAGAGCTAGTAGCGCGTTAATGGGTTTTATTAGTACAACTTCTGATGATGGTTTAGTTGGTGATGACGTATATGAAAACGAACGTGTAACAGATATGGAGCCGGGAAAATTTGTTTATCTTAATCAGAATGAGCGCGTTGATATTCCTAATTTAGATGCACCTAATAACGAATTTGAACCATTTAATCGAATAATTCTTAGATCAAACTAATTACAGTTCATCACGTTTAAGCCTGTTAGAGGATAGGGATCATTACAAGATGATTCAGAAGTATTTAGAGGAAAGATTCTTACAGCCTTTGTTTGATTTATGGTTAGATCTTGCGGTGTTAAGTGGGAACCTTGATCTGCCTAGTTACGAATTAGATCCTGATAAATATAGGCGTGTACGTTGGTTATTTAGAGGTTGGGCATGGGTTGACCCGCAAAAGGAGGTATCGGCAAGCGTAACGGCTATAAAGGCAGGGTTAAAAACTCAATCGCAAGTAATCAGCGAAATGGGTGGAGATATAGAGGAACTACTCCCACAAAGAAAAGCAGAGGTGGACGCAGCCGCCCAATTAAACTTAAATTTCGATACAATTTTGCCCGATACGTCTAAACAGCGAACAGGTACTAATATAGAAAGCAATGATACCGACACCAATGGAAAAGAAACGTGATTTAGAAAATCAAATTCAACACAGATCAGAATCAGTAGAGTTTGAAGTTAGCGAAGACAAGAGAACGTTAAGTTTTCCTTTTAGTTCTGAAGAGCCTGTAAACCGTGGCGCTTTAGGGAATGAAATATTGGATCACGGTAAAGATTCAATTAACTTTGAGCGTTTAAATTCATCAGCCCCGTTATTACTGAATCATCAGCCTGACCAAATTATTGGAGTAGTGGAAAGGGGTTGGCTTGACGATAAAAAGAAACGCGGAATGGTTGAGGTTAGGTTTGCAAATAACGCATTAGGTAAGGAAACACTTGAAATGGTTAATGACGGAATACTTAGGAATGTATCTGTAGGTTATTCAATCGAAAAGACAAAAGAAGAAGAAAATCGCGACGGTTATTTTAGAGCTACTGGGTGGACTCCAGCCGAGGTATCTGTCGTAAGTATCCCCGCAGATTTTAAGGGCGCGGGAATAGGAAGAGCAAAAGAAGTTGAAAAAACAGACGTTACTATGTCTACACAGCAAGAATCTAGTAATATGGAAACACAGCGTAATAACGCCGTTGCGTCATCTGACGCGCCACAAAGTAAACCTTCAGAAAACAAACCTGAAATGACTGAAAACACCCCTGACTTAACGGTGGTGCGTGAAGAAGCTTCAAAGAAAGCGGCTTCTGATGAGCGCAACCGCATTAGAGAAATTTCCGTTGTATGCGAAAGGCATCAACTAGGCGATGAGTTAAAAGAAACTCTCATTACTGAAGGAACTTCAATCGAAGAAACAAGAAAGATTGCTTTAGACAAAATTCAGTCAAAGCCTATCGAAACAGTTTCACAAGTTGAGACTGAGGATTTAGATAAAGGTAATTATTCTATTACCGCTGGAATGAGAGCCGCCTTAACAGGTGATTGGACATCTAGGGATGCTGGTTTTGTACGTGAACTTTCACAAGAGGTTGAGCGTTCAGGAGTCAAGAAAACATCCGAGAGAAGTTTCCTAATTCCATACGCAGCGCTACAGAAAAGAGCTACTTATGTAACCTCTGGCGCAACAACAGGCGGCAACTTAGTTGAAACAGAATTAAGAGCCGAGGACTTCATCGAGAGTTTGAAAAATAACACTTTGATGATCGGCATGGGTGTTAGAACACTTCCCGGCCTTGTTGGTGACGTTGCTGTGCCACGCAGATCAGGAAATTCGACAGGTTATTGGTTGAGTTCTCAAACAACTGCGATAACTCAGTCAGAATCAACTTTTGATCAAATCTCACTTTCTCCAAAAAATTATGGAGTTTTGAGCAAGTACTCCAGACAGACTCTTTTACAGGCAACACCCGGAATTGAAGAGTTAATCAGAACAGACCTAACCAACACCGTAAATATCGGGGTAGACCTTGCAATCCTTAACGGCTCCGGTTCATCTGGACAGCCTACCGGAATCATGCAAACTAGCGGAATTGGTTCTGTTGCTGGCGGTACTAACGGTGCAGCAATTACCCTTGAGAACATCATCAAGCTAGAGGAAGAGGTTCTCGTTGATAATGCTGGCGGCGATAACATGGGTTATGTCACCAATGCAAAAGTTCTTTCAGCCCTTAAGCAGTTAAGAGCTGGCGGTTCAGCAGCAGGCAACGGTTCATTCCTTTGGAATACTGATCTATCTGGTATTGGTCGCGGAGCTACACCGGGCGTAATCAATGGTTATCGCGTAGGGGTTTCAAACCAAGTCCCATCAAACCTAACTAAGGGATCAACAAGCGGCGAATGTTCTGCTGTTCTCTTTGGTGATTACTCACAAGCTTTAGTCGGCTTCTGGGGATCAGGTATGGAACTAGCTGTTTCAGATTCGGATGGATCCGATTTTACGAAAGCACTTACTTCAGTTAGAGCGATTACAACTCTTGATGTTGCTGTAAGACAGGCTTCAGCCTTCGCTGCAATACTTGACGTTACAACTTAATGATTAGCGGGGGCTTAATCGCCCCCCTTTTTTTCTTATGAAAATTAAAGCTATTAGAAACGTCGTTGCCAGCGGTCAAGCTTTAGAAAATGGCGGCACTTATGACGTTAGTGATTCAGACGCGGCGTTATTAATTCGGATGGGTAAAGCAATTGAGGCGGTCGAAGCGCCTGTATGTCCACCAACTCCACCAAAGCCTAAAAAGGCAAAAGTAATTTCAACCAATGGCGATAGCAACTGATTCCTTAGATGCAATATTTTCTGATGATCTTGCGGTAACTGTTGTTGCTGGAGGTGTTAGCGGATTAGGGATATTAGATGAACCAACAACAATCATTGCAGGCGATCAAATAATTAGCACCGATTACGTTTTGCATTGCAAAAGCTCTTCTTATTCAGGGATTAAGGCAGGCGATACCGTGACGGTTGCGGGTACTGCTTATACCTGTAGAACAAACGAAAGAGATTTAGATGGTTTAACTTGTCAAATTTCCTTATCTAAAAACTAATGACGACTAAAAGAGAAAATATCTTAGATCAAATTAAAACAAGTTTGGCTAATACCACCAACGTCGGAAGCCGTATTTATAGAAGTAGGACGGTGCCTTTGGCGCGTAATGAATCACCCGCGTTAGTTATTGAACCTATTAGTGATACTTGTGAACAGAATCTATCTTTACCTAAACTTGATTGGTCATTAACGGTCAGAATTTCAATTATTGTTCGCGGTGATGTTCCTGACGAGGTGGCTGATCCTATTGTCGAATCAGTTCACTCAAAGATGACGGCTGACTTAACGTTAAACAGTACTTGTATTGATGTTCAACCCCAAAGCGTAAGTTTTGAAATGGTAGATGCTGATCAAGCGGCGGGAGTAATAGGGATGGATTTCCTAATTAGATATAGAACTAACGTCAATTCTGTTACTGCGTAGGCATATCAGACTATTATGTAAGCATATAGATTCAGATTGATTGAGCGATGCCAAAGCTAACGAGATTAAGAACGATTCTTTGCAAGCTGGAATCGAGCTATGCAACTGATCCAACTCCTACAGGTTCGGCAAATGCGATTGAAGTACGCAACCTAGAAATTACGCCTTTAGAGGCTGATGTTGTAGAGCGTGAGACTATTCGCGGTTATCTCGGCAACTATCCTCAATTGTTAAGCCAGCAGCGTGTCAGTCTAACGTTTGAGGTTGAACTAGCCGGATCTGGCGCAGCCGGAACGAGTCCAGCATGGGGGCCAGCCATGAAAGCGTGTGCAATGTCTCAGACAATTGTTAGTTCTACCTCTGTTACCTATGCGCCAGTAAGTAGTTCGTTTGATTCTTGTACTTTCTACGTTGGCATTGATGGCATTAGACATAAAATTACAGGTGCTAGAGGTTCCTTTTCGTTAAATGCAAGTGTTGGAGAGATCCCAGTTATAAGCTTTACATTTACAGGAATTTATAACGATCCAACAGATACCGCGTTGCCATCTTGTACTTATGCCAATCAAGCCGATCCTGTAATTTTCAAAAATGGAAATACAACAGCGCTTCAAATATTCTCTTAT